GCTTCATCTCGCGCGCGACCCGCACCAGGTCGGCCGGGTCGATGTCGCCGTGTTCCGGCAGGTCGACCCCCAGCTCGTCCCGGTAGAACCGCCGCACCAGCGACCAGCACGTCACCTGCCCCGGTCCGGTGCCGAAGGGCAGGCCGACATGGCGCGCCAGCCAGTCTGCGGGCCAGGTCACGGCGGTCATCGAAACAGCGCCGGGCAGCGGGACTGCGTGGCGCGCAGGCCGGGCCAGGTTTCCTGGGCATAGTCGCGCAGCATCACCCGCCCGGTGATCTCGGCGGCATCGACGCTGACATCCACCAGCTCGAACTGGTCGAAGGCGTAGATCGTCGAACTGCTGGTCTCGGTGCGCGGGTCCTGGCTCAGGTCGAAGTCAGCGGAAGACCGGATGTCCAGCCGCAGCTTTGCCCGGTCCTTGATCTGGCGCAGGGCCTGGCCGATGCGGCGGTCCACGTTCTGCATCCGGATCTGCGTCGTCGGCGCGGACTCGCTGTCGGTCAGAAGCTGGTAGTCGAAGGGCATGCCGATGAAGGTCTCCCCTCCGACACTGTAGTCCATCACGTCCGACACCACCCGGATCGGCACCGACAGGCCCGGATGCGTGATGGTCAGGAACGCCAGCAGTGCATCCGGCGTCTCTGGCGCCTCAAGGCCCGCCCGGACGTTGGCGGCGATCACGCGGTCATTCATGGCAGGAAGTAGCTCCGGCGCTTGGTCAGGGACGGGGCGGTCGCAGGGATGCCGCCCCCGCTGATCACCACCCCGGCGGTGAAGGTGTCGACATCGCTGGTCGACAGCGACCAGACATCGAAGGTGCCGGTCACGGCCGGCAGGGCAGAGGCAAGCACCCGCTTGCCGTCGATCCCGTAGATGCCCGCGTTCCAGTCGGCCACCGCCTGCGGCGGCTTCGACGATCCCGCGCGGACGTAGGGCGCCCACCAGGGCGTGCCGGGCAGGCGCATCAGCTGCAGCGACAGGTCGGAAAGGCCCGCGCCCTTGTGCGCCATGTCATAGGCCCGCTCGCCGGACCCAAGGATGCGCCACATCGCGACCTCGTCGGTCACCGGGTCGCGCCATGAAAAGGCCAGCGAACCGCCCGACAGGCTGGTCGCCCAGAACGTCCGGAACGCGGCCCGCATGCTGGCGTTCAGGTTCGGAAAGACGCCTTGCCAGACCTCGGTGTCCGCCGTGGTGCGGCGGCGCATGATCGGCGGGCCATAGTCCGGCTCGAACTTGGCGCGGGCATCCTGCGGCCCCCCGGTCCAGCTGCCGCGTTGCGGGGTCTGGCGCATGGCCACGGGCCAGAACGGGATCGGCATCAGCGCACCGTCCGCTGCGGCTTGACGCCGAACCGGCCTTGGAACGACTTGTCCTGCCGCCCTGCGCTGATCGACTCGCCCACGGTGATCTCGACCAGCTCACGCCCACCAGGGCCGCTGCGCTTGTTCTGGTTCACCGGCTGGCCAGTGTTGTTGTTGATGACAACCGAAGTGCCGCCACCACGCCCAAGCCCGCGCAGCGCCTCGGTCGGATAGATCATCGACGGACCGGTCGCTTCCAGTTCCGGGCCGTTCTCGCCCACGATGCGAAGGCCGCCCCGGTGCATGCCGCCCCCGGCAAAGCCCGGAACGCCCAAGGGCAGGAACCCGCCGCTGCCGAAGATCGACGGCAGGCCCTTGGCCAGCCCCTGATACAGGGCCATCATCGCCAGTTGCCGCGACAGGTCCTGCAGGGCCTTCTGCGGATCGTCGAAGAGGTTGTCGAAGGCCCCGCGAATGGCGGATGCGGCCTGCTTGCCCAGATCGCCCGTCTCGCCCAGCTTTTCGTTCAGCCTGTCCAGCTGCCGGGTGTAGGTGTCCTCGGTGATCAGGCCCTTCTGCTTCAGGCGGTTCACCTCTTCCAGCGACTGCGCGTACTTCTCGGTCTCGGTCCGGACGGATTCGGTCAGCGCCTTGGCGCGGGCAAGGTCCGGGTCAGACCCGCCGCCTCCTCGACCAACAGATGCAGCAGAGGGGGTCGCAGCGCCAGCCCCGAACACTCCGGGCGTGACCGGCTTCCCATCCAGCATCACCATGCCGAATTGCGTCTGGGCGCGGGCCGCGTCCGGTCCCGAAAGCCCGGTTCTTGCACCTAGCGCTGCATAGTTGGCAACGGCTGCGGCAAGGTTTCCCGCCAACCGCGAGGCTTCGTCGGCGCCCGCACCGATACCACTCGCAAGGTCGATACTGGCCAGCCCAAGGGCGGCAAGCTCGGCGTCGGTCAGGTTCTGCAGGAACTCCAGCGTCGCGTCGCTGATCTCGCCAGAGGCCTCGGCCGCCTCGATCGTGGCCGACCGCAGACGCCCCATCGCTTCGGCCTGCGCTTCCGGCCCCTCGGCTGTGGACAGGTCGCGCATCGCGGCGGCGACGGCGACCAGCTGCGGGACAGTCTGTTCCTGCAGCTCGACTCCGATGGCCTGGGCAGCCGCTTCCAGCGCGTAAAGCCGGTTGGTCGAGGTAACGGCATCGTCGCCGACTGCAAAGACATCGCTCAGGCCCTCGACGCCCGACAGCCCGCCCTTTACCTGCGCCAGCGCGTTCTCGGCACGGGCGTTTGCAATCTGGCGCTGGATTTCCAGAACCTCTCGCGCCTGGGCGGCGTGCGCGCCGAAATCCTCGAACAGCGACGGCCAGGCCCTTGACCTGTTCGGTCAGGTCGCCCGCGTCCTTCGCCCCGCTGTCGAACAGCGACCACAGGCTCGGCAGCGCGGCCACCAGCACCGACGCCGCGACGCCGATCAGGCCGAAGCCCTGCAGAAGCTGCGGCATCTGCTGCGCCAGGGCGCGCGTCGGGGCGGTGCCGGAGCTGACCTGCACGAAGAAGTCGCTGATCTGGAAACCGGCGTTCTGCAGGCTGGACCCCATTCGGCCCGACGACTGCTCGACCTGCGTCATCGCGCGGCTGCCCTCGCGGCCAACCTCCTGCAGACCCGCCTTGACCTGGTCGCCGCCTTCGAACCGGACCCGGACCGATACTGTCTTGTCACCCATCTCGGTCCTCCTTTCCGGTCATATCGTCAGTCGCATCGGTCTCGCGGCGTGCCGCGCGGCCCTTCACCATTTCCGCCTCGATCCAGGGCAGGAACTCGGCCACCGCGATCTCGGGCACCCCAAGCGCGCGGGCCATGGCCAGCGCGGCCGTGAAATCCCAGCCCGTCACATGGCCCCAGTCGGTGCGGACCTGCCCGCCGATCCGCAAGACCAGGTCCCAGACCTGCGCGCCCTCGACCGTTTCGGGCCGGGTCGTCAGTGCCGGGCAGTCGGGGCACCGGTCTCCGCAGTTGGCGCAGTAGTCGGCTCCGCCCCCGAAGTGCCATTCTGCAAGGGCGGCAAGCCTTTTTTTTCCCGGTCGACCCGGATGCGGGCGTCGATGACCCGCTCGTTGAAGGCGCGGAAGATCGGCCAGATGTCCATTACCGCGTCGATCGTCGCGGGGCTGACCGGCAGGGGCTCGCCCGTCGCGTCATCGACCACGCCGCGCCAGTCGCGGATCACCGCGCGGGCGATAAAGCGGGTGATGGCGACGGTACGCGCCTCCATCGTCGGCGGGTCCTCGCCGTCGCGCGCCGCCATGGCGGCGTGTCCGGCTTCGGACAGGATCGCGCTGGTCACCGGGCCGTGCAGCACCTCGAACCCCGCGAGCAGCGTGGTCCAGCGGTCTTCGGTGGTCAGGTCAAGCCGGACCAGCATCAGTAAAGCGCAACAGAGTTGGTCAGGACAGCGGTGCACAGGCGCGCCGGGCTGACGGCGCGGGCCGACATGAAATCAAACTCGACCTCGATCCCGCGCGGCCCCTCGATCTGGATCTGCGGCCGTTCCAGATAGGCGGCATGGGCGGTGAAGCTGAAGGCCGCGCTTGCGCCGATGGTGTGGCTGAACACCAGTTCGCAGGGCGTGCCGTTCACCGCCTGGGTGAACAGGGTCATGTCGGCAAACCGGACGCGGACCTTGCCTTTCAGGCTTGCGATGCTGGGATCAATGCCGTCGATCAACCCGTCCGACCGGATGGTCTGAACGGGATCAAGGTTGTTCATGTATTCGACATCGGCGCTGACAATGTTGCCCAGGGCCACCGCGTCGCGGGTGATGGCCCCGTTGAACGGGCCGAAGCGGGTCATGGCATAGGTGGTCGGGGTGCCCGCAGCGGTGCTGCCGGCCGGGACGGCGGCACCCTGCGCGATGATCCCGACCCGAGCCGTCAGCTGGCCCGACCGCCGCATCGTCCAGCGCAGACTGTCCACGACGCAGCCGCGGACCATCTCGAAGGCCGGAACCTGCGGATAGCCCATTTCGATCGACAGGCTGGGCAGGGCAGCAGCCCCGGAGTTCATGGTATGCGTGCCGACACCGCCGGTCAGCGTCGCCCCCGACGGCGTGCCGTTCGATGCGGGCGAGGTCGAGGCGGCA